CTCAACTTGTAGTCCAGTAACAAAAAGTGTTGCATTAGCATTGTCCATCCATGCAACTTGGTTATTTGAAAAAAGATAATTACCAGATTGCCACGCATTAAGGGTGCTTGTTGTTTTACTAGTTTGTTTTCCTAATCCAATAATATCAACAATTAATCCAAGACCAGTTCCTTCATCTAAACTCGATAGAGAAGCTGTTTGAGCAGGAGCAGTATATGATACAAGTGTCCAAGTATTTGCTGATAAAGTAACTTCCTTAACAAAAGAAGTTTCTCCACCAGTTGTTCTTAATCCAGTATTATACGTTCCAGCGACAGAAGTTTTTACATAAAAACTAACGGTAATTGTTTGAGCATCTGAACGTCCTAGACGTAACTGTCTCATACGGTATCCTTCAATTCTATGCTCTAAAGCATATCCATATGACCCAGTATTTGTTGATGCACTTTTGACAGTTAGTTTTAGAGAGTTATGAAATTTTTTACCAGAAGGCACATCTGTAGATTGGTCAAAATCATATGTACCATTTCCACCATAATCTCTTGTTACAAACATATCCATGTTTTTTTGTCCGTCAGTAGCAATATCATCTATATCTGTGCCTCTCTGAGCTACTTGCATAGCACCGTTAATGACCATATTTCTACGACCAGTTGATGAGGATAATTGTATTTTACTTAATGGCATCTTATTACTCCGAAGGTGCAGTGGGCCACTTAACGTCTGCAAGTGACTTATATGTGTTAGTTATATCACGAAGTTCTTGACGATACTTCTTCCAATCTGCAAAGTTAGAAACCGAACCACCCTCTTCTCTTTCTTTGATTACAATCCAATCTGTTGATGCAAGCATTTCATTTCTTCTTGCACGAAGTGTCATAAGATTCTCTTCATCAGTTACAACCTCATCTGGGTCTTCTATTTCTACTATATTTCCAGTTGATACATCTAATGCTTTTGTTTTCATAACTTTATCTACCTATAATATATCGTTGCTTTACCAGCGGTTATACTGTTACTTGAAGCAAATGCAACTCCATCAAACGCAGCACCCAATCCAGTTTGGAGTCCTATCATTCTTCCAGCGCCCCCATGAGTACCATAATTTCTATAAAACACCAAACCACTAGCATGAAATGATGGGTTACTGTCAGATGAACTATGGTTTCTCAAAATAGTAATAACAGCATTATTTAATGTTGAGGAGCCCCAATTGCCCAATATCACGATACCTGTAGTATAATTGGCACCACCAGCACTTGTCCATGAATTTGACCCAGCAGTATATCGGTAATCCAATCCAGTGTAATAATTACTTGATACAATATTACCACCAGCCCGTAACCTAACTCTTATGTCACCAGTAGTTACTGCGTTAGTGATTACAAGATGAATTATTTCTGTAGTGGATGGTAGACCAGTAAATGAGTATACTGATGAACCAAAATCAATAGTTGCTCTAGTAAATGATTCTATTCCTGTCAGTGAAGCACCACTAATTGCTGGTAATGCACCAGTAAGTTTTGATGCGGCCATTCCAGTAATCTTTGCATCCGTTATTGCACTATTGGCAATCTTTGCAGTTGTTATGGTATTATCGGCAGGAATAACAGAGCTCTCATGCGTACCAGCAATATGAAGAACATAGAAGTTCAATCCACTTGCAGGCGCTTCTGACATGGTAAGTGCTGTACCGTTTACCGTATAGGCATCAGTCGGCTCTTGTCTTACGTTACCCAAGAACACCGCAATATCATTTGCGTTTGCAACTTGTTTTGATAACGTAAATACTGTTGTAGAACCGTTTGGTGTTAAATCATCTTTGACGATTGATGCAAAACCAGCGGTTGGTGATTTACCTATAAAGGGCATCAATTGTCTCCTATGTTATTTGCATTACACCCAGAACGGCGTCAAGTGCTGACCCTGTTCCAGCTTTAACTTTGAGGATATCTCCTGCCTCTAAAATATATTTTTGACCAGCGAATACCTCAAGTGTGGTGTTTGCTGGGATGGAGACATTTTCCAAAAGTTGTCTGGTTGCATTTGAGTCTGAACTGTCCGTCATCTGACACTGTACTGTCACTGCATTCGTTGTTTTGTTTGCAAGAGACAGACCCAATACAACTGTAGTCGTTGCGGCAGGAGTTGTGTACAATGTAGAATACGAACCGTTAGCGACATTTGCGACTGAAGCGTTTTTAAATGTGTTTGCCATATTCCTATCCTAAAGCGATTGCTAATGCAGTTGCATCATCTGCTGGGTCAAAACTCAATTTAGTTAAAGAGACTGAACCATCTGCAACAGTATTTAGTGTGTTTGCTCTAGCCAACTGAGTAACTTGTATGTTATTAGTTCCAGAAGGTGGAGCACTTGAAAATACAATGTTAGAACCAGAGACAGTATATGCAAGACCAGAACCAAGTCTCTGAAAAACATTGTCAACGAAAACGATGAAATTTTCGGCAGTATTAGTAACAGGAGTTTCCGACAATGCGAATGTTGTTGTTGAACCATTACCACTAAACTGGTCAAAGACAGGTGATGAGTTTGCGGTTGTAGCAACTAATAACTGTCTTCCCAAGTATACTATAAAAATTCTTGAACCGTTTGATGGTACGTCTGCGAAGTTAATCTTTGGAGTACCAGATGAAAGTGAAATAGAAAAAGCATATTCTGGTTCTTGAATAATACCATCAAGCGATACCATCAACTGACCAGCCTGTGCAACAGGATAGTCTAAGTCAAATGTTGACGCAGTACCATCGCCAGTAATTAACTGTTTTTCAAATGCACCGTATGATGGGTCTAATCCAATGTATGATTCTGACATTTCTTTTTCCTATAATCTTATTTATTCTGCATCTGCAATAGTTAATCCGTCTTCTTTAACTTGACGCATAATTTCCACATAGTGTGTATTATCCTCATCAATTGGAACACTTGTGTTTGGAACACCATCCAGTGTACAACCAATACACGTTACTACATCCTCGACATCTCCATCAGCATTCATTCGTTTGTCTGTATAGTATTTTGCATTTTCAATTTTCATCTTTTATATCCTATTATAATTCTGCATCTGCTATGTAATTACCAAAGAGGTGATAACCAGCACCAGCAGCAGAAGAAAAATTTCCACTACCAGTGTTATTACTTTGTATACCAATTAGACCGTGTTTACTGGTAGAGTTAGCAATACATCCTCTGTTGTTTGCTGCTCCGTTTTCAGTTATCGCACCAGCAGTACCAGCACCATCATAAAAGGTCACTGTTGGTTTTGCTCTCATCTCTGCTGGAAACATACTAGTTCCATAACCGTAATTCGCATACACTGAACGAGACATAGCAACTCCACCATAAGATGAACCACCACTTCTGGTGTCGATATAATAGCGATTACAAGAATGAAGTTCTTCATGGTATGGGCGATGCTCAAAATCAGTAGCGGTACTGCCCACTTCCAATTGGACACCAGTGAGATAAAAAACATTACTTGTATTATCTAAAACATTCACTTGTCCAACGGCAGCATCTCCATCATTCCATGCCTGCCATGATGTTGCTAATGTGCCATCAGTGTAATTTGAACCAGCCAACAACCAAAAATAAATCTGAAGAGAATAATTATTATCATCACCCAGAGCTCCAGTTGTGTCACCAGCATAGGTTATACTTTTCTTTTCCCATGTGTTAGTAGAACTTACTGTGTAAGATTTAGAAATGTGTCTAGCATTGTCATTGTCATATAGTTGAACAATGTGCGTACCAGTTTTAGGTGACGCCACCCAAAATGATAAAGTAAGACTTTCTGCAGCAGAAGTTCCCTTTTTAATATGTTGTAAATGTTGTCCTTCAAATCTATAACCAAGATAATGATAATCAGTAGCAGCAAGAGATGTGTCTGCTGTTGTAACATCAATATTTAATGCTTGAGGGAAACCGTTTACTCTTGCAGTACCAGAACCATCTTTTGAAACTGTTGCTCTTGCCGCAGTGTTACCAGTAAATCTAAATCTATCAACACCACCATATCCATCTTGTAAACCAGTAACCGTTCCGCTACTTGCTCCAGCACTGAACCTTTGGGCAACTTGCATAGCACCGTTGATGATAAGATTTTTGTTTTTACCAACACCAGTGGTCTTAACGGCAGTCACATTACCATCGACAATGTTTGCAGTTACAACAGAGTCATCAGCAAGTTTTGCAGCCGTCACTGCATCAGCAGCAAGTTTTGCAGTTGTTACCGAACCGTCTGCAATGTCTCCGACTGCGACTGTAGAATCTGTGTTTAAAAGTTCTGCGAGATTTTTTGCGTTAGTTGCCATTAGACTTGATACCTCACCATTATGTTTGAACTATTTAGTGGAGTAAAAGTAAATGTCAAAGTGACACCACTGATACCATAGTCCGTTGTTGGTTGCATACAAACACCATTGTAAAATACAAATGCGTCATTAACACTCACCGCATTAGAAAGAGTGAATGCTGTTGATGACCCATTACCTGTAAAGGTGTCTAAACTGTATCCTGTACTTCTTCTTTGAACTCCACGGAATCCAAGATGTTTCACTTCAATCTCTGCGTTGTTTGCTACGTTTGCAGTAAATGTTAAAGTTGCACCAGAGATACCATAGTTTGTTGATGACTTCTGAAGAATACCATCAACGAAGACCATGACACTATTTGCATTGGTTGGTGTCTCACTTAAAGTATATGCAGAAGTTGAACCATTTCCTGTGAACGTGTCAGTAGGAAATGTCTTCATGTTTGCTTCTAGTTCGTTAAGACCAACTGAGCCAGGAGCAGGCTTTCTGGTATATGTTCCAATACCATGATGTACTACATAAATCTTTTCACCGTTAGCCGGTGCAGAATCAAACTTTAGAATTTTAGGAAGGTTATCACTATCGTCAATAATGGTGTATGCAGAAGTTGGTTCTTGAACAATGTTTGATAACACGACCATAACATTATCCTCGTTACCGCCAGGCACTTCATTCGTGAGAGTGAATTGAGTGGCAGAACCAGTTCCAGTAAAATCCTCCTTGACAAAAGATGGACTTAATCTATTTGTTGCTTGTACACCAATATAAGACATTTTATGTTACTTCCTGTAGAATTCCAGCGACAATATCACAAGTGCCTGCACTTGCATATGCAATTACTTTATCATTTGAATTAAGAACTACCTTCTGTCCAGCAACTACTTTCAATGTAGCACTGGCAGGAATAGGAGCGTCTTTAACGATATGATATGCCTTGTATATTACTTTTGTACCAGCAGCAGTTCCATTTGCGGCACCAGAGTTTTGTGCGTATGTAAATGTTGTTGTACTTGGTACGGATGCTACCTTGTACACGCCATTCACAAAGTTTGTTGATGAACCTGTAACATTCACATACTGACCGACTTTTAGTCCATGTGCAGAACCAGTTGTTACTGTTGCAACATCACTTGAGGATACAATGCTTGTGATTGACCCTAGTGTCGCACTTGTGTCTTGAATAAATGCAGATATCGTGATACCAGATGTTCCAGTGTTGGCTGCGTCCAGTTCGATGAGAATCGAATTGACTCCACTTGAACCGTTGTTCGCAGTATAAACTGTTTGCGGCCCAGTTGAAGTATCTGACGCATCCGACTGATAGAACTCACCAGCAGTCACAATACTTGCAAAACTGTTTACGAAATTGTTTGCCATTTTTACCTTCCTGTTATCCTAATGCAACAGCAAGAGCAATACCAAATCCTTCAGTAGATATCACTCCACCGATTGTTGGAAATGTTAATGCTCCTGTCATTCCACTGTTTGAAATACCTGTCACGATATTAACTGTATTTGCTAATGCAAAAGTAACTTGATTGTTACCATCACTAGCGGTTGTTATTTGATTTGCAGTTCCTTGAAAGTCGAGAGATTCATTCTCACTTACAGAACCAGCAGTACCACTATCAGCGGTAAAATCCAAATCAGTATTATTGACCGCTGTGTTCAATAATGTGATTGCTTCTACAACATCTGTCGCAGATGCGATAATTCCAGACGCACCTGTTATACCAGCAATATCGCCGACATCAGTTGACAGTTCGTTAAATTCTACTCTCCACTCTTCAAAGGTGAAGGATGCTGGTGCGTTTCTATCTGCCATCTTTTTCTACCATTTGCAACAAGAGACTTTTTATCTCATGCATTTCTGACTTTAAACTATTTATCTCTCTTGTCGCATCCCTTAATTCATCTTTTTGTTTTTGTGCATTCCTTGACCTTTCGACTGCGGCAATATATGCATACCTGTTTGTATTAACAATTGCAGTTGACCCCATGTCTCTTGCAAGGTGTTCATGTCCTTCTACTTTTAGATAGTCAGTCATTACGTTGCCAATGCGATTGCTCGCAAGTCCTTTATTCTTGGTGGTTCTGAAGAATTAACCCCTTGCATTCTAATCTTGATTGCAAATGCGATAAACTCTTCTAGGTCATTTTGAGTGTACTCATATTCAATAAAGTCATCAGCAGTTGTTGATTCGTTTGCAGTAATGTCTGGGCCACCAGTTGAGTTAAAGTATCTCCAACCAATTTCGTCAAAGTCAGATGCATCGTCTGAACGAAGTATCTTATACATTAGTTGAATTTCTGCACCAGAGAAACGAACTGCACTATGAAGAACCTTAATTGAGGTGGCAGGATTTTTTAGTGTAACTCTCTTAGTGCAATAGATTGCTTCGTTACTATCACCATCTGGTTCTATTGGAGCAACATAATCTGTTGTAGGAAATACATCAGAAGCACCATCAATATTATTTAATCTGTTTGTAAATGCAACAACTGATTTTCTGTCCAAGTCAATTACAGGAGACAGGTTTTCTTTTGTTGTAGACATTGTAAAATCTAAGAACATTGACTTACTACCAGCAAGTTCATTTGTTTCGTTGATTGGTGATGCAACCAGTTTTGGAGCATCAAAGAAGAAGTTTTCACCGATAGTGATTGTTTCTGCATTCTGTTCAGTCAATGCAGCCGTACTATAAGATGATTGTGAACCACTTGGTGATGTACCAGTTGTTGCACGAATAGTACCTTCAATCTTTGTATCTGGATGTTCTACTACTGGAACAAGTGTTTGAAGACCATCCATCATTGCATTTTCGGTTGCAGTTATAGATAATCCACCACTTGTACTATCAGTATCAGATGCAGTAGTTGTAGTGATAACATAACTGTCAATTCCAATATTAGATATCGAAGTGTGTGTCTTATTGATTTCAGTCAAAGGCACATTATTGATTTGATATAATTCAACCGTTGCACCAGAACTATGTGCCGCAGCAGTTGTACCATCTTGTGCTCGTGACAGTGATGTAACATTAGTACTAGAGATAGTACCTGTCATAATCTCATCACCAATCTTCAAGTGAATTGAGCCAGAGGTTGCACTTGATGGGAATCCATTAACACTTGTAAGTGCAAGCGATGTTGCACTGTTAGTAATTGCAGCATTCAGTGTCGTTGTGATACCAGAACTAACTCCACTAATAGTGACGTTACTATCAGAGTCATACATATGGTGGTCACGATGTGTCACCTTTACTTTTTTGTTTATGTTATTAGTAGCAGAAGAGAAGAACTGTAATGGGTCTTTCTCAAGTGAAGCAACAGGCAAGTCATCGTTTACCAAAGTTAGTTTGGCATTAACATTCGTTGAGAATGATGCACGATACAATGTAAACTTCAAGTCTTCAAAATCATACGCAGTCCAAGTTGAGTTGTTCTGTGACTTGAAGAGAACACCCAAGTAAGGTTGTTCTGAAATCATACGATTAGCACCGACATCCTTTTCACCCATTCTTGAAATCCAAGCAAGGTACTTATCTGAATCTGTTTGTAAAACAATTGCAACTTCAACACCATTCTTTACATAGACAGGTGAGTCAAAGTGGAATGTAGTCGGTACAGAACCATTAGGTCTTCCCAAACTTGTATTTGTTGGTAGTCCATACTTTGCACCAGATACACTTGTAAATGCAGCTTGACCAACCGTCATAGATGTGTCACTTGCAATCGCAGTAATTCTTACGCAGTGAGTACCACCATTAAGATACGCACCTTCAATCTGAACCTCATCACCAACATGATAATCTTTAGTAAATGAAGTTCCAGAACCAGTAACCGTTGCAGAACCAGCAGTCATTGAAACTGTTCCATCGAAAAATGGTGGTAATGTTTTAGATGCAAAGGGAAGAACTTTTGTGGTTGGATAACCAGTATTCATAGTTCTAATCTGACAAGTCACAGGAATGTTTTCATCCTTCTGTGAGAAGAATACATCAATCTTTGTAATATATTCTCCACCCTCTGCTTGTGGCATAATTGATTGTGCTAAGGGATCCCACCACCCAACGACTGCATCTCTAGTCGCTGTGTCTGTAGTTGTTCTACTATCTGTCACTGCTGTTCTTACAACATCTGCGTTTCTGGTTGCAATGATTGTCTCTTGAACTGTATTTAAAATACCAGTTGCAGAATAAGTTGCCTGTGCAAATGATTCTGGTTCTGGGTCAGATGAGTTAGTGGAGGATGTTGTAAGTCTGAATACTCTTTCACCAGTTCTAAAACGTGGATTACCTCTTGTGTTAGGATTTGGAATTGCGAATACACCAGACACCGCACCAGAAGCAGATGTTACAAGATTACCACCAAGTGAACCACCTGTTGGTGTAACATATACAGAGACATTCTGTTTATCAAAGAATGGATAAACCCTCATAAGAGGTTTCATACCTGTTACAGAGAATGCAACATTTCTTGCACGAATGAAAGGAACAAGTGCTCTTGATACTATCCTATCACCTTGTGACTCCCTGTCGATACGAGGAACAACATTGGTGTTAATACCCTGTCTTGTTTGTCTAGTAGTAGTCGTTGTAGTTGTTCTTTGAAGAACCGCACGACCTCTTGGTTGTCCAAGTTGAATAAACCTGTGTTCTCTAAAATGACCACTCGTAGTAGTTGTTGTACCAGACCACTGAGTCTGCCATGCATTCCAGACCGTACCAATTGCATTTCTGTTTTGTGCAAACACAGTATCAAAGTTACCTTCACGGTTAATTACCAACGCCGGCGCTCTTTCTGTTTCAAACCACTCATCACCAGATGGTGACAATTTACACATACCTGTCCAAGTAAAGTTAAGAACAGGATTGAGGTTTTCAACCCTACTTGCATATGAGTTCTGAGCGGCAACTATATGAGTATATGGGAGAGTAATCATGTCTCCTGTTTTTTGATAGTTGTCATTTGTTCTTTGTGCATCAGTAGTATTTTCTTCTGAAAGACTTATACCTTTCATTTTATACTGTGGACGAAGTTCGGCACGTTCCATGTCCATAGAGTTTCTATAGTCTGGATGTTGAACATCACCAGTAGAGTGACCCTTAAAATTATCTACAAGGAAACCAGACTTGAATCTGTTTAGTCCATTTGCATCAAGTATTTCCAAGGACTGTGCTTCTTGTTCCAAGAGATTTAATGCAGTGTAATATTCTACGTTTTCGATACGTTGTTCCAACCTACCAATGTCACGCATTGTATATCTACGATTATCTTCTTTAGTAAGTTTTGCATCGTCAATGTCTAACATATAAGCAGGGAATGTCAACTCTGCAAGTTTCATTGAGTTCTCAATAGATTTAGGTGTATCTGGTTCTTCAGCAGGAGTACCAGATGAAATTTTAAACTCACCCTCTGAGGTTAAGAATAAACTATCAACACGACCAAGGTAGAATTCAAAATCGTATCCGATATTTGAATTATCTTTTGGTATGAGAACATTGTGACCACCTGTACCTGTAAAGGTTCGTGAACCAAAATCGAAGGACATAGATGTTACCTTCTTGGTTGCAATACCTTGACCGCTTGTTGCAGAGGTCATAGTTGCATCGGCAACTCTTGGTCTAAAGTCTATTGTATTTCTCAGGTCAAATTCACCAGAAGGTTCACGAACCTCTGGGTCAACTCTCGTTGCAGTATATGTCGGTATTTCTTTATAGTCAACACCATAGGAGTCAACAGTAAAGAAGTCACCAGCACCATGTTCAAAGTAATTGTAAACTACAAGAAGTCTACCTGTAGGAGTAACCGCATTACCCTTTCTTACAATCCTTGCAATGTCATAGAAGTTATCTCTTTGTCCAGTATCAAGAACATATCGTTCTGTAATGTTTTTAGAACCGTCTGTCAATACATCAATTGTTGCAAATGCAGTTGAACTTTGACCAGTTACCTTTTCACCAGATTGAAAACTTCTATTGTTTAATGTAACATAACACAATACACTACTGCCTGGAATTGCAAGAGCTCTTGCACCAGAAGTCGCACCAACAATAAATTCTCCCTTGGTAAATACACCAGATTGACCAGTGACCGTAAACTGTGGAAGGGTTGGGTCAGCACTTGCATCCTCTGAGTCAAAGACTGCCCAAAGTTTGTATGCGTCTGCGACACCAAGTGAAACATCTTTATGATGTGCAGATGTACCATATGCAGCTGCACCAGCAACACCATCGTTATCTACAAGACACACAGATGCAAGTTGTGCTGTCTTTGGAGTTTCAGCACTTGCAGTTCTTGTGACTGTTGTGACTAGTTTACATTTAATGTTTGCGGCAGGGAATGCATTTGTGTTTGTAATTGTAAGCGTGTTACCAGATGCATTGAATGTTGTGTTCGTTGAATTCAAATTGATAAGGTCACCAGCAGCGGCACCAGAACCACTGTTCGCAAGAACCGATACTACGAAATCTGTATTTGATTTCGCACTAAAGGTTTCATTTGAATCGGCAGTCACGATTAACTGTCCACTGTTTGTAGAGTTTACCACAAACTGTCTACGGAAAGTTGCTGAGGTGACGGATGCGTTACCATTAGTATCAGTCTTTAGTGTCTTGACATTATTCTTTCTTAATTTTCTAAGAAGAAGGTTTTTGTTTTGGTCTTGAAGATTTACACGTTTTCTAGTTGCGGGCACAGTTGTTGTTGCAACGCCAGGGGCAACGGTAACTGCAAGAGTATCATCATCCGTGATTGTGTTTATGATTCTATCACCCACACCAGCAATATTAATCACATCACCAGCACGAAGTTCAGTTACAAACTTAGTTCCAAAACCAGATACGGTTGTACCAGAACCAGCAGTTGAAACCGTACCACTTAGTGAGAATGATGTATCAAGAACTGTGTCAGCAGAAAAGTCTTGACCACTATCTGGGTCATCCATGAATACCTGTTTAACTTTATCAAAAGTATTAGTAACAATAGCAGAGATTGTCAAGTCTGTGTTTGAACCATTTTCAAGAATCTCATCTGCTTCAGCAGAAGATGTTGTAGAAACCTTTTCACCAGTATTGAAAGAACCAACAACATTGATTAGTTCAATAACAGTGTTATTTGCACTATGAATAAAACCTGTCGCACCAGATGTTGCACCTGTGACCTTTGCACCTACAGTATTACCAGCAGATGGAATACCAGACATTGTAAGTTTGGTAATCATACGAATATCAAAAAGGTAAAGGTTAAACTGAGATGTTAGACCAGTACCAGAACCACTAGCAACCAACGCATCACTAGTACCATCTGTACCAGACCGATGTTCAAATGCTCTTGCCCTTGCGACCCCAATCTCTAAACCAGCGGCCTGTCCTCTCGTTGCAGTCGCAGTATCCCTTAATGAAATCTTTTTGTATGGGTCAGTTACCTCACCAGTAATAAATGGTGATAAGTCAGGCGTACCATATACTTTAGTAACCTTTGTAAAGTTACCAACTTCAGCAGGAGTAATTGCACCTTTAAATTCTTGAGAAGTTCTTGGTTTAGAAATATCAATAAATGTAGGAGATGCGGTTTCAATTTCGTATCCACGAACATATGCCTTTCCAGGCGATATTTGAACTGACATTAAACCTTCACTGGCAGTTGCACCTTGGTCTGTAGTTGCACCAGTAGCATACACACCCTCATTCAATCCATCATCAAGTGACTCACGAATATCCACACCGAAAGGACGTACAGAGTAATCACCAGATTCATCGAATGTTCTTCTTGCAAGGGTTTCACCAAGTACAGAATATTCTGTGTTTCTAACAATCTCTTCAATGACACCATTTTTCACACGAAGGACTTCTATAAAATCCTCATCTTCAGCAGAACCAATTGGAAGTTTTGCAAGAGTAAGAGTTACCTTTAGTCGATGAGCACCCTTTGCGTTTACGTTTGAAGACCCAGCAGCATTATCTAAAAGAGATGAGTCTACTTCTGGGGTTTGAAGGGTTTCTGAAATGGTAAGACCAATTCTATAAGATGGGGTATTTGTATATTTGTCAAGAACAATTCTTTGTGCAGTTACACGAACAAACTGTCCACGAACAAAGTACACACCCTCTTCTATGTTTGCGGCAGAACCAGTTGCAGTTGCAGAGGATGCCTGTAATGTTGCAGAGGATGAGTTTGCGGCGATACCACCAACGACACCGTTTGCTTGAAGATTTTCATTATTGGAAAATACTGTTGATACGTTGTCTGAACCAGTTGCAGTATACTTGACATAAAGAGTAAGAGGGTCAGTAGTTGTTGCAAGGTCAAACCCCACAACCGTTGCTTTAACACCAGATGTTGCACCAGTGATTGTCTTACCCACATAGTCTGCGGCATAACCAGATACGGCATTTGAATTGAATGTTGACTGAAGTTTGACAGCGTAGTATTCATTAGTAAAACCAGTTTGGCCTGGAATTACCATCGCACCTTCTTTGAACATATGCGTACCAAACTTTTCAATTTGGTTTTGCAGTATGGACTGAAGTTGAGTTAACTCTCTTGCTTGAACGGCAAAGCCTGGACGAAAGAGAACACGATGAAAATCGTCTGTGGTGTCAAAGTCATCGTAATACGGTGACACATTCAAATCGGTTTTTTGCATATCTTAATATTCCACTACTACTTTAATGTCTTCTGTTTGGTCTGATGCTCTTGATATTGCTCTTCTGTTCTCTACATAAATTACTTCACCACTGTCTCTGTCAAGTTCTGGCGATGCATATCCACTTACGAATACTACACCGTTAGTTGTTGCAGAGTGTCCAGTGTCAACAGCATAACTTGCACTTGATGACCCACCAGTAACCGCAGCATTCGTAGAGAATGGAGTTAAGTTTTTATTAGTATCAAGTCCATATGAAGCATACTTTTCTTGAGCATAATACAGAATCTTATTAGTTGCATCGAATTCAATCACACGACCTTGGGCACCAGTTGTTGCCTGTGTAATGAGTTCATCTGCTTGATAAACTGTTCCAATTGTACCAGCAAGTTTTAATGCATTGGTTGTTCTTGCAGTTGCAATACTTGCCGCAGAACCACCAGCCTTTGGATTTTTCAAAATACCAACTCTTCTA